TAAAGTTACTAACACAACTAGTCTACCTAAAGATGTGGATATTTTATTTGAAGATTTAGACTTATTTCCTTACCTTAGAAAAAAAGAAGATTCAAATTATGATGGTTATGGTTTTTATGCTAATAAAATAAAAATTATATATATCCATCCAGCCAATAATACGGATTATACCAACTATATTCTGGTTTTTGTTCATTTAATTTTTCTTCGCTTGTATTTGTATCTGCATTTGCATTTAAATACACAAATCCTCTCCATGACTTTGTTCCTACTTTCTTCCAATGTGATGTACATTCAACTTCATTCATTTATTATTAGAATATATAATTTATTATAAATAATAACAAATTATATATATATACCTAAGGATAACGATTATTTACTCGTTTTTTTCTCCAGCATTGTAGCATTCATAATGTCTGATACAATTTTCTTTTTGATCTTATATCCATCTTTTTGATAAAGAGATCTATGTTTTGTTAGAATTTTATTTATTTTATCTTGAGAATGATCAATATTTATCCAACATGGATTATTTATCAAATGTGTATGCAGTAATTTAAGTTGTTGTGTATTATACATACTTATTGCTTCTGATATTTTATCTAAATTATCGTCTTTATCCCACATATCGTTTTCTTTTACGTAGAATAATTTCCGTTTCGAATCCATACAATGAATTGGTCGTTCCGATTGATCCATGTCTTTCAAACTAGACACAATGGTATTTTGAACTCCTTGAGTATATCCATGTTTTTCAATCCATTCTAATTGTTCAAATGTTGTAGGATAATTCTGAATAAATTCAGATAAATTCATAGCGTCTTTACAATCCTTGTTCAAGAAAGTGACAATATTGAATTTGTTATTTTGTATAATTTTCGGCTGTTTCGACAAATCTTCTATTTGTTTATGTAGTTTTTTGTTGTCTTCCAGTAGTTGATTGAACATAGATTTCATGTCATGACTATTCCAATCCTCTGATACATTACATTTTAATTTATGTCTGGAAAGAGACGATATATGCTTATAGGATTTACCGCATTTACATATATGTGGTTGTATTCTATCAGTATGAAGTTTATATTTCACAATATGTTTTTGTGACGCTATATGGTTATCCCATGAACTTTTTTTATTCGTGTGATAACTACATAATGAACAACTAAAACGATTCATATCATCTCATATATTTCAAATACGATTATTTTTAATATTTTTCTCGAGCATAATTTTAGTTAGCATTTTGTTAGCATTTTGAAAATATGGTTTGCAAAAAAATCATTTTCACCATTATATTTCACATGGTAAAACATAATAAATACAGTCTAAAATATTTCAAGAGCATAAAAGCATAATTTTTGTTAGCATCTCAAAAAAGGCCTCAAAACGCCGAAAAAATGTGATGGTAAGGATTTTTTTGACTGGTGAAGCAAACCCTTACCATTAACAAGTGAAGCTGATTTTTCGCTTTTTTTGCAAAACTTTTTTGGGATTTCACGTTTTTCCAAAACAAAAATTTGGGAAAAACTGAAAATGGTTATCGACTTTTTTTTCGTTTTTTTCACTTTTTTCAGTCAAAATAAATAAGAAATTACATTGTAACAGTATGTTTTCTAAAATAATTTCAAAAAATAAAAAACCCTTTTTTTTTATAAAAGCTTTTAGAGAACTACTTAAAGAACTTCATGTTTTATGGAGATCACTACTTTCTTTCAAAATCGTAAATTGGGATTAATACAAACATCCCGAGAAGGATAAATATGTTGGGAATGACAATAATCATTGACACCAACACGCAAACAAGAACGATTGCCTCGATCTGTTCCTACTAGACACCATCCTTGTTTTCTTTTGGGATGTACAGTATCTATAGATTCAGAAGGTTTTTCCACAGATGTATGTACTTGTGTAGATGACAATGTATTTTCAATATCGTCTAAATTCTCTCCTTTTGTAGCATTTGAATCAATAACAACTTTGGATTTGTTCGTTTTCAATAGATGAAAAATAATCAAGCTCAAAATAACAAATATACATATGATTTTAATCATGTTTTGTTTTATATGATATCATTACACAATATATTTACGAAATAGAATTTAGAATATCTAGCTTTTTGGAGGTTTTCTGTATATTTTCGGAAGAAGTAGTACTTTCTTGATTTTCACTCTTTTTAATCCTCTGGTAGATCTTGGGAAGTCCTTTCTTTATTTCCACAAAGGGTGTTGTCGATTGGTTAATGGGTAAAGACAAATCTACATTATCGCACATGAATAGAAAAGCACAATATATAATAATTCGGCGTTTTTGCTTAGTATTGGTGCTATATCGAATACAATATAATCTGTACAAACAATCTATAATTTTCTTGTGTGTTTGCGAATATGATTCAATCTGCTGTAAGATAATATCCCAAACAATCCATATAATATCAGTCTTAAAAGATTGGTGGACTGGTACGTGATTGCGTAGTCGAGCAGTCAGGTGTTGTTTTTTCTTTTTGCATATTTTCTCATATGTGAGTATCCACTCAAGCCAATAACTGCAATTGTGTGAAGAATTCACCTTTTTACTTAAATTATATGCAAGTTCGTTGAATGGAATGAATAACTCTTTGGGATCATCTTTTGAAAATACATTATCTATATAATGAGTAGTGTCTGCGATGAAAAGGTGTGTGATATTAGATAAATGTATCTCTTCTAGGGATATTTTCAGAAATTGTAAAGCATATTTTTTTCTAGAATAACACAACATATACATGATTTCTGCAAATATATGCCGAATATTTTCATTATCGCGTAGTAATAGCTCTCTGTCAATATATCCATTCATGACTATCGTTTTGAAATCATTATATCTAGTATATAGATAAATCGCTAACTTAGGATTGCCAAGATGAATATGCTGAGAGTAAACACTGAATATAGTTTCCCATAAATCTAAAAAATGCCCAGAACAAATGAGTTCGGAACTCCAGTAAAGTATATCTTCTATTCTTTTTACCATGATGGATTTTGATAATTCTTTGACAACAGAACTCTTTTTATATCCTGAAAATGAAATGGATTTGAAATCTTTGTTTGATCGTGAATCTTCTATTAACATTGTAGTATTTATATGATAAAAAAAATACTAAATATACATATATTAATGCTTCAAGTAGTTCAACATGAATGGGAAAAAGCTTGTTCTTATGAAAAAGTGTTTTATATAGCTTTTCTATGTTGTGTTTTATTAATGACTTGCAAATACATCCAAAAAGTATTTGTGAAGGAAGGAATGAGGAATCCAAGTCCTAACCAAAAGCACTTTCAACAAAAATTTACTTTACATAAATCATTTCCAGACATTTACAATTCATTTTATGTTTCCATATACGATAAAATATTCTTTGATCCTTATCGGTACCAATTCGAAATGAAATCCATACTAAAACATACAAAAATCGATGAAAAATCTGTCGTTTTAGACATTGGTTGTGGAACAGGACATACAGTAAGAGGAATACATCCATATACAAAAAATGTTCAAGGAATCGATCTTTCGAGAGAAATGATAAAAAAGGCCAAAACGAAATATCCCTATTTGAAATTTCATCAAGGAGATGCAATGCATAACTTGACATATGAATCCAATACTTTCACGCATATTCTAGCATTGTACTTTAGTATTTACATGTTCAAAGATAAATATGGAATTCTAAACAATGTATATTCTTGGTTGCGACCGAAAGGATATTTTATTGTACATTTGGTAAATCGTAAAATGTTTGATCCAGTTGTTGCACCAGCAAATCCATTGGCATTTGTATCCATTCAAAAGTATGCCAAAGAAAGAATCACCAAGTCTACTGTAAAATTCAATGATTTTACATACGATTCCCATTTTTCTCTCGATGATAAGAATGATACTGCAATATTTGAAGAAACACTCAAACATGATATAAATGGCAACGTAATTAAAAATACGCATACTATCCATGCCCCAAAAGTAAACGATTTTCTTAAATTAGCACAAACTGTTGGTTTTAAAGTAATCGAAAAAATCGATATGACAGAATGTGAATACGAATACCAATATTTATACATATTACAAAAACAATAAATATTGATAGTATATATAGATTCAATGCGATTTCCAAGTTCTTGTAAAGATGATATTATACGAGCCAAAATAAACGGATCGAAATTTGTGAATAAAGAATGTTGTCCAAATAAGTTAGTTTATGTGAGCGACGAACATCCAGGTATAAAAACAAACACTTCATCTTATATTCAAAAATCATGTATTTATAACAAAAAAAAGGCAAATTTGTATGATGATGATGGTAATGTAAATAATCAACGCTATTTTCATGATAAAATAGCATTCTTAAATCGAAACTCGTGCACAACAAACAACAATTGTAATAATTTAGAAAATTCAGTAGAACGGTTGAAAAAGAACATAATGAGAGATAGTATTTATAATTCAGCCGGTGCTAAAATGGGACAAATAAATTACGGAATTAATAATAAAAATAAAGATTATTGTGATAAATGTTCATAGGAATGATCTATCACTAATTTGCGGTTGAAAGTATTAAATTTCTTGACAATATGTACTGGTATATTGTACTTGTGAAACCAATATATACACAATTGAATATTGTTTTTTCTATAACATTCTATTATGTCTTGGGATAAATCATTTTCCATGAGGATCAATGTATTACTTATGTTTTCTATTTGTTGCTGTCCAAATATAATATTAATTTCTTCTAATTTATTAATAAATATATCGTGAATTTGAACATTTAATATTTGATGTAAAAACATATCCTTATGATGTTCACATTGTTCTAGTATACTCTTGAATTTTTTTAAGTACATAAATGTATTATGATAACGAAAATTTTTACATATTAAGTATTTTTCAGAATTTGCAGGTCTACTCGTAACTGGTTTGCACACGTACACATTTTCATAAAACATATTTAATAAATAAATTACATCAATTGTTCCTCTTATGAAGATATCAAACAGTTTAATTATAAACGTACCTTTCTTTTTTTGGCATAAAATTGCGTAGAAACTTTGCACCAACAGTAATTTCACCATATTATGTTCTTGTAATTCATAATTTGATGAAAAGTCAAAACCACCGTCTGCAGTAATTATATTCATCGAATTTTTATATTTGTTGTAAGCATATTCTAAATTTTTTGCATTGTACAAATTTCCGGTGTTATCTTTTAAATTGTCAAATACAATATTATGATGTTTAGGTAAATGAGATTTCAGTTTGTTCCAATTGGGAATAATATCAGAATGAGACTGTAATGTGATACCAACAATATTATTGTATATATCATCATGATTTGCATTGATATTTTGTTTTAAATGGATCATTGCTTGAATGAATCCACCAGGTCCTTCTGCTATATGCATACTTTTACAATTTGATTTAATACTAGTAGATACGTTTTCAATTTCAGATAGTTCTATCAGTTTATAAAAAGACCTAGACACAGTTTGCAACTTACTCAAATGTAGATTTTCATCATAGTGAGTATGTATATACTCGTATGGATTGGTAAATATTTTTACATAAGACCAACGATTTATATTGGAATGAATTTTTTCTTTCATCAGATTCAAATATCTATGGAAACTTTTACTAATGATAGTTTCTGGTACAGACTTGGAAAATCGAATTTGAATATCAGTTAATTTCAGTTTGTATTCATGTTCTTGTAATTTGTAATACATAGATTATACAACATGTTTTTTTGTATTTAAATAGTACTTTTCATAAAGTTGATATTCTAAAATAAAAATATCTACGAATATCAAATAGTGCATTACATGGCGTATACTTGCGTGTATATAAAGAAAAATACAGCAAAAGAAATTATAGTGTTCTCAAACGAAAACGATCGTCAAGTATCACATTATTCTGAATCACTGCCAAAATCTAGCCAATTATTAAAATCATTTACTGGATTAAATATAGAAAATTTAAATGTGGACAACACAATCTATACACAAGCATTTGATACAATATACGAAGACGATACAATTTATGATTTGAAAATGAAAATATCAAGATGCTTAGATAACATTCATCCAGATGAATTGTACACCTTCATATTAAGCGAAAAAAAATACAATATATATACAGTATTTGATATATTACGGCAAAATTCCACAGACACAAGCTTTCCAAAAGAAAGATTGGTTAGTTTCCTACAAAATATGAAATCTACCATAAAAATCCCGGACAAAAAAAAATTCACATTTGATGATTTGATTAAAATTGGATTATCCGAGAAATATGTGAATTTTGTAATGTACACACCCCTTGGAAATAGATTTTCTATTAGACAAGAATATCCAGTGGTTGTGAATCCATTTTCTGTTTCTTCGCTTGATAGTGTGTTAAAGACTAATATTAGTCAAATTGTTTCCACAAATAATAATGAAGTAATTTTAGATCAATATAATAGTTACAATAATGTGATATTTGTTTCTACATTAGACGATGTTTTGCAACATGCAAAAGATCAAAATATTTCTTTGGAAAGTATGTGTTCTATATATTTTCCATTGTATCCAAATCCGTATATACGAGATATTGGCGATGTTAAACACTATACAAATAAATCACTTTTAAAAGATCACATAATCAAAATGGAAAAAATAAGGAAAATCAAAACAGCAGTTGGTGTTCAAAAGATAGAAGATGTACATAAAGGTATTCGTGAATTGAAATGTATCTATCATACACATCCAGACAACAAAATCTCATTGGAAAGAGTATTCAAAGCTATTCAAACATCCAAAACATTTCCTTTTATTAAATACAATCCCAATAAACAAGAAGAAAGCTATTTCAGAATATATTCAGCAGATACAGCAGGAAGTACTAAAATACCATATATTTCAAAAATCACCATTCAACGGATACAAAAAGAAATTGCCAGAAGAACATCCATTGGTATATTTATTCCAGATGAAAGTCTGACATTTTCAGCATCTACTAATAGTATTCTTTTGGAATTATATGGAGATGGTAGTCTCATGGTTAATGTAAAACTTGCTGGTGCTGTTAGTGAAAAAGCAATAAATAGATATGTACAGTCAAGGTGTGAATTATTGTCAATACAATTGCAAAAACTGGCGAATAAATTAAACATTGAAATTGCAAATAT